AGATCACTGAAGCTGGTCAGTGGTATCACGACGTGCGCGCTGCGTTCGAGAACACGTTTGGCAAGCAGACAGGTGAGCGTTTCATGATGGCGTGGTTGGCAGCCAACCAAGGCGTCAGCCCCTCGGCTGCGGTCTTCGATACGTTGCTGCAAAACGACAACCTCGCCCTCGGTCGCGAGGGTGACGACGCCAAGAAAGCGCGCTTCCCCGCTGCGGCGGAGAAGGCGCGCGACATCCTCAGAGGCTCATCCTTGACGGGCGGCATCGGGGCTAAGCTGTCGGATTTCATCGATGCGGGCATGGGTAAAAGCACACGGATGTGGGCGGGGGATCACGCGGATGGCGGCGCACCCTTCCCCGTAGACCGCCACACCGGACGCGACTTTGGCTTGACTGATCCGGCGTACCTCAAAGCGCTGCGCGCACGGGGTTACGTGATACCGGAGGGGCTGAAGCTCACCTTCAAAGCCGAGCCGAACGTCCAAGGGCCTGCGTACGACAGCCGTGCGGATAAAGGGCGCGAGCTTACCCAGCACCTGAACGACATCGGCTGGCAGGGCAAGAACGACTGGGAGCCGCGACAGATACAAGCCATTGGCTGGATGTCCACGCTGAAACTAATGGACAGCACGGCAGAGACATCCCAGCAGGCCATCGACAAGAACACGCACACGCTGGCTTTTGAGGCTAAACCGAGCGACACGTCGCCCGTTGGCAAGGCCACGGCAGAACGCTTCGCAGCCCTGCCTGAGACAGCGCAGCGGAAGATGACGGAGGTATACACCTCACGGGCACATGCAATCGCTTTCGAACTCACCCACATCCCCGCCAGCACACCTCTCTTCACGGGGCGCGGCGGTTGGCTGGGAGAGAGCAACCCCGCCGTCAGCACCCGTGTAACAGCCTCGCAGGAGCAGCTATCGGCCACGATGGCAGTGCTTGGTACGTTGCTGGAGCAGGACGCCATGTTCTCCTTCAGAGCAACGCCGCTGAACAAAAGCACCAAGACGGCGTCCCTCCAGTTTGCCTTCCCCGCCGGGGTGACCCGCGCGGAGATGCAGGAAGTGTTCGACAGGCTGCGGGAGCATGGCCCAAAGCGCAAAGACGGCACCAGCCTGTTCGACGGGTATATGCCGATCCGGTTGGCTGACGGGCGCGAGGGTATCAACCTCATCGCAGGCGAGACGGTGGGCGACGTCAAGAAGATCGTGGCCTTCACGGAAGACGCGAAAGCCATGCACCGCGCCCTGACCGCCCAGTTCGGTCCTTACACTGGACGTGCGCCTGAGATTTTGATATCTGGGGCAAACGTAACCTATGTCGAGAACGACTGGAGCGCAGGAGAACAAGGCTATGAAGACACCTACACACAAAGTACGGGAAGGAAGTTTCCAGACGAGCTTTATCGGCACAGGAAAGCTCTTCAGCGGGACTGGGTCAGAGACCTCGCCCACGAAGAAGAGCGAGCGGCCACCCGCGTCGGAAGAAAAGAAAAAGCGATTGCTCGCGTTGCTGGACGGACGCCCTTTGCCGACGAAAACGGACAAGTAAAACTTACTCACTGGTCGCCTGAGTTCCACCCGGTCCTCGACCCCACCTTTGCGGGAACGGGGCCGCTCATCGGCGGCGAACGCGGCTGGCCTCACATCTTCTTTGGCCTCGGTGTGGGTGAAAAAGGCGGCTACCGGAAAGAAAGCACAGGTAAATACCGACACGAGGTCACCGTATCAGCGGACGAGCTATACAACCTGTCCGAAGACCCCCTGAACCTGCTCAACATAGACCCTGATACTACCAACGAGCTTGCGCAAGCGCAGCACGCTGTCACGCTGCTTGAGGAACTGGGGTTCCGGGGGTACATCAACGAAGGGCACATCCGAGGGCCTGTGGTTGGGATGTTCGCTCCTACCCCCGTGGACGCGGCGTACAAAGGCAAGAAGAGCCAGACGAACCTCATTGAAGAACAGAACGATCTCGACGCCTCTGTCGCGCCAAGTGCGATTGCATACGACAATCCCGGTGGCCGCTGGCTGGAGGGTAAGGTCGCTTATGCAGAGGCGAAGATGGCCGAGGGTAATCTCGAAAGCGCGTCGTCTGTCGGGTTGATCGGGTCAACCACGGCTTACACCAAAGAGGATGTGATGCTGCCTGTGGATGTCGTGGCGGGGCTGCCCGGTGCGCTGGGTGAGAAACCCGCGCCCGGTCAGCACAAGTTCGACAGGCTAAGCAAGAGTGTCGCCAAGGACGGCTTCACGAACGACAGCCCGATCCTGATCGGCGTCAACCATAAAGGCGAGGCGTACATCCTTGAGGGGAACAACCGCGCAGCCGTGGCTAATGCGACGGGGGTCGAGCGTATGCCCGCCCGCGTACAGTGGTACAACGGTGCCGAGGATGCGGACGGTCCTTTCACACCTGACGCAGTCGAGGCCCTTGCGAACACCGAAGAGGCGCAGGCACCTGCTCTGTTCGACGACCCCGACTTCGACCCGGCCACGGGTGGAGCAGTACAACAACAGGACGTCACACAGACGCCAGAGTTCAAGGCGTGGTTCAAGGACAGCAAGGTCGTGGATGCCGAGGGCAACCCGCTGGTCGTGTACCACGGCAGTGTAGAGAAAGGCCTGTCGGAGTTCGACACTTCCAAAGTTACCAAGCGCGGCAAAGAGTATGACATGGAAGAGGTCGCCGCGATCATGGACCGCCAAGTCATTAACGATAGAATTGTTCGGGAATGGCAGGCGAAGGCAGGTGATCGCAAGACCGTTGTCTTCTGCTCGACAGTCAAACATGCCGAACATCTTTGCGAAGCGTTCTTGCTCGCAGGCGTTAAAGCTGATTACGTCACAGGAGAGACAGACAAAGCCGAGCGTGAGCAAATGCTGCATGACCTAGAGCATGGCGACACACAGGTGATTGTGAACGTAGCGGTGCTTACAGAAGGGTTTGACGCCCCACCAGTCTCTTGTGTTGTCCTGACGCGTCCCTGCTCCCAGAAGGGCACTATGGTGCAGATGATTGGTCGTGGGCTGCGCATCGTTGATCCAGAGCTATATCCGAACACAGTCAAGACAGACTGCATCGTCATGGACTTTGGAACGTCCGTTATTACGCACGGTTCTCTTGATGACACAGCCAACCTAGATGGCGCAGTCAAGCGAGAGGGTGGCGAAGCCCCAGTTAAGGTATGTCCAGAGTGTGAAGCTGAAGTCGCACCAACCACACGCGAATGCCCATTCTGCGGTCACATCTTCCAGAAAGCCGAAAAGGATGTACTCGAAAACTTTGTGATGACCGAGTACGATCTAATGAAGATGTCACCATTCCTGTGGATCGAACCGTTCCCAGAAAGCGACATTATGATGGCTCTAGGGTTCAAAGGTGTTGTCTGTATCGCTCCGCTATACGTCAATGACTTTTGGGTTGCTATGGTCAAGCCACAGTCCATGCCAGTGCGCACAGTCGCCATTGGCGATAAGATTAACGCAATGCGAGCAGCGGATGACTTCCTGCGTGAGATCGAAGACGACAATGCAGCAAGCAAAACCAAGCGTTGGCTCAACCAGAAAGCATCAGCAAAGCAAATCGAATTGCTACGAAATGCAGGTGTCGAGGTAAACGTCATGGACTTCTCATGGACCAAGTATCGCGCAAGCTGCGCTCTTGGCTTCCTATGGGCCGAGCATCGCTACAAGGCTCACTACAATCAAGCGCAACAAAAAATCATGCAACAGGCAGCAGAATGATAAAATTAATTACGGTACGAGATGGCGAGACTGGACCAGTCGTTTACATGTGGGTAGACGGCAAAGAGGTCGGTCATGTAGAGTTAACCACAAGAGCCACGGCTAATCTAATCTTTGATTTAGCCAAACGCATTGTGGAGAAACCGAATGCCGAGATTTGAAATGTACCTCATGATTGCAGAAAAGAGTGAGGAGAATGTCGAAACATCTGAAATTGAGATGGTGTGTTGGGTCAACGATCCAGAAGATTTAGGCGAAGTCCAAGAGGTGGCAAACGAAGTTATCGAAGAGCACATCTATGACGCAGAGCACACAGTTCTGTTCGGCACAGCCACAGTCATCATCAAAGGTTCAGAAGTATTAAACATCGGCTTCAGAAACAAAGATGCAGACCCGGAAGAAGTAGATGAAGTCATAGAATTGTTCGGGTCACGAGAGGAGACAGTACATTGACAGTGCCATCAGCACCAAAGCCAATCGAAGAATTGGCGCATATACTAGGAAAGTTTGGGTGGGACACACGGTTCTCTGACTTAACAGAAGATCAAGTCCACACACTAATCTTTGGATTACAGGAAGCAGAACGTCTAGCAGCGGAGATCAACATTGGAAAGCTCGAAGAAACCTACTTTAAGTCAACAGGCACTTGGCCTTCTACATCAATCCCCTTCTAAGGATGACCCAATTGTTGAGCACATCAAAGCAGCGGTAGACAATGCCATTGTCGCAGGCGAAAAGAAACGCGAACGCCGCAAGTACATTGGCGCATCTAGTATCGGTGACGAATGTCAGCGCAAGATACAGTATCGCTACCTCAACTATCCTGTAGACCCAGACAAAGAGTTCAGCGCACAAACGCTGCGCATCTTTCAGTTCGGTCACGAGATCGAAGATTACGCAGCTAAGTGGATCAAGGATGCAGGGTTTGATCTGCGGACAGAAGACTCACAAGGCGAACAATTTGGGTTCTCAATCGCTGATGATCAGATCAGAGGCCACATAGACGGCGTAGTCTGTGATGGTCCTGTCGCCATGGGCTATCCATGTTTGTGGGAAAATAAGTCAGCAAACGATTCAAAGTTCAAAGCATTCATGCGCCATGGTGTTGCAAAAGCCAACCCAGTGTATGCAACGCAGATTGCTTTATACCAGACGTATATGGAGCTAACGGAAAACCCTGCGCTCTTCACAGTGGTCAATAAAAATACGTCTGAAATCTATTACGAGCTAGTGCCGTACAATCCTGTTCTGGCGCAAGAAGCGAGTGATCGCGCAGTGAATATCTTGACGAGTGCGAAAGCGGGTGACATTCTACCCCGCATAGCGCAAAGTAAAGATTTTTTCCTGTGCAAATTCTGCGAGTTTCGTGAGACTTGTTGGAATGAATAAAAAAAATGGGGTGCGCTACTAACGCAACCCCATATGTAGTGGTCTGTTTGGGTATGGAAACAAGATAATGAATATTTTACAGTTTGGCAAGACATCGAAAGAAGTGGCTGAACGTATTTCTCGGGAAGTTCCTCGTACAGTTCAGTTGCAAATGCTGTTCGATACTTTCCCTGAAGGGATTCGTCGCGGCAACGATTTTATGCTCGGTTCTCTTAGTGGTGAACGTGGGCAATCGCTTAGAATTAACATCGACATCAATAGTCCATGGTTCTTAAATGGCAAAGATTTTGAATCTGGTGATGGCGTTGGTGGCATTTGCAAAATTCTAAAAGAAGGCAAGGGATGGTCCATTGCAGAGACAGCAGAATACTTCTCTGACTACCTGCCCACAGCATTCGCACCTGTGCCTGAGAACATCGTTAAGCCGAACAACTCTAGTAACTTTCAGGTAACCAACACCACAACAACGAACGGTTTTAAACCGCCAGAGGCCAAGCCTGTCAAAATGCAGATCGGGCCGCAGACACCATTCGAAGACGAATACACCTACACAGACGAACACGGCGAAGTGATCGTAACGGTGCGCAAATACTTTGATAGAGATGAGACTGGCGAAATTGTTCGAGATAGTGCTGGGAAGCCTAAGAAACAATTCCGCCAGTTTATGAATGGACGCCAAGGTTTACCCGAACCCAGACCCCTGTATAACATACCCGATGTTCTTGCAGCGGACAAGGTGATTTGGGTTGAGGGAGAGAAGTGTGCCGATGCACTCACGGAACTCGGATACGCTGCCACATGCACTATCGGTGGTGCAGGTATGCTGTCCGAAAACACGGCCTCAAAATTTGACTTCTCTCCCTTCAGAAATAAAGAAGTAATCCTCTGGCCTGACAATGACGAGGCAGGCAAAAAGCTCGCTCGCATTGTCGAAGCGCAGGCAAAAGCCGCAGGCGCAAAGTCCACAGTGACGCTGCACATCCCATCGACAAAGCCAGAAAAGTGGGACGCAGCGGATGCTATCGAAGAAGAATTTGACATCAACAAGTTTTTGCAAACCCATGAAAGTAAAGTAAAAAAGCCAATCTCGCTTTTGGACGAAAGCCTGCTTATAAACAAGTATTTCGTCGGGTCTGCGCCACAGCAAAAGTTTCTGATCAGCGATACAATTCCGCTCGGGGTGCCAGTGGTATTCGCAGCAGCGGGTGACTCGGGTAAAGGCATGATGACGCTCGACTTAGCCATGAAGGTCGCCTCGGGCGCATCCATGCAAAACGCATTCGGTGGTCTGGTCGCAGAGCATGGTGATGTTATCCTCATCACAGCAGAAGACGACAAAGACGAGATGCACCGCAGAATTGCTCGGCTTGATCCCATGGGATACCGCGAACACTATGATCACAATCTGCGTGTTCTACCGCTACCCAACTTGGGCGGCGTGTTTCCAATCATGCATAAGTTTGACAATACCTACCTTATGGGCGAAGAGTTCTCTCGCATCTACGATCAAATGCTCGAACTTGAAAACCTCAAGCTGATTATCATTGACCCTCTCGCGTCATTTGTTCACGCAGATGTGAACGCTGACCCCGCAGCGGGTGCTGCATTCATGGGTCTTCTTGCGCAGATGGCAACAGAAACAGCGGCAACTGTGATCGTTAACCACCACATGGCGAAGATCAGAGACAGTGATCCAGTCACAACACCAGAGCAAGCGCGGAATCTTATTCGCGGTACATCAGCTATCGTTGATGGCGTTCGCTCGGCATTCGCTGTCTGGCAAGTTGACGAAGGCACAGCCAAGCAACGCTGCCGTGATCTGCAAATCGCCTATACACGCAACGCCGTGTTCGATGGCGCAGTCGTTAAATCCAACGGTCCTGCTAATCGTGACATCCGACACTTCATCCGTAATCCAGACACAGGGTTGCTTGAAGATCGCAGCGTGGACATCGCATCGCTCATCCTATCACAGACGCAGCGTGATCGACTCGCCCATCTTGTCGATCTAGTCCGTATGCGTGAAAACGATGGTCGTGCGCTTACCCACGATGGTAAGAACGATGGCGTTTACAATGTCGTGCAGGAATCAGAGCCTACAGAACCATGCATCATTGCCCTGAAGAATGCAGGCAAGCGCACCACAGTTAAAGAACTGGTGACCAAAGCCATGGAACAAGGCATGATCCGTAAGTATGCACTAACGACAAGCGGCGAAGAGAAGTGGCTCGGCACCATGGACGGACCTCTGGCTCGCGGCGAATATGAACGCCAAACCGGGCGCGATAACATCTAACACGATAAATTGTTCGGGTTATTCCGGTTAACTGCCGGGCGCTCCCGGTTAACTTTTTACTTGCACGTTATGGGAATACTTGGTATAAATCCCAATCTACAAAGAAGGAGAAGTAAATGATTCATGTATTTGAAGATCAAAAGCCGAGTCTCGAAGAGGCTCAAGGATTGGTCGGAGGCTTGGTTGAAATGGTTCGATCACCTACGCATCAAGACTGGCAAATTCTAGTCAACGAAGAAGGGTTGCTAGACGGTTTGCCATTTAACGAAGAAGCTACTAAAATCTGC